GGCCGTGCCCGAACCAGACGCCGACAGCGAACAGTTGAAGTCATACTTCGCGAAGTTGCTGTCGATGAGCGCGTACCGGCCGTCGGTCTTGGTCGTCCAGTAGCCGGGAAGGTTGTTGGAGGTAATGAGCTGGAAACCCTCAAGCACACCGATCGCTCGGCTGTTCAGGGTGCCAGCAAGCGACGCCTCGTTGAAGTCGCGGTTGAACACGTCAGTTTCGTGGCGGAGCAGCTTCCGAACTACCGGGGGGATGAACAGATAGCGGCCCTGCTCAGGAACATTGTCTTCGTCCATGAGCTTTGCGAGTTCCGCGACGTCGTCTCGGAAGGCGCCAGATCCGGTGGAGTTGTCCTGATACGCCTCGGTTGCAGCGAACGGGTTGGTGGCATCCGAAACGTCACGGGTGACACTGTTTCCTCCGGGGAAGACACCAGACACCCCACCCTCAAGCGCCGCAGAAAGAGCCACCGCCGCGATCTTCCGATCGTTGTCGGTCGCCAGGCTTCGAGCAAGCTTCTGGGCGTACGGCCCAAGCACGTCGAAGTGCGACAGGTTGAGATCGGCGAACGGCACGTCAATCGGCGCGACCAGAATGTCGTCGACGCGGATGACCCGCTCGGACATCTTGATCTTCTTGCCGGTGATGAATTCGCCGGGAGTGTGGTAGCCAGCGTTGAGTCCGCCCTCGGCGAGGGCCTCATCAAAGGTGCCGTCTGCCGGGCTGTCGGTGTCGTTGAGATCGGTGGCGTTGAAGAGATCGAGGTCGTCCCCGATCACCGGCCACTGCGCCTCATGCCCACCATCGAGCTGCTTCTGGGCGATGAACTCGCCGGCCCGATCGTAGAAGACGGTGTTGACGTAGAACTGCTCGAGGACAGTGCCCGAGAAGATCTTGAGCGCGAGCTCACGCTCGTTGGCGCCGAAATCCTTGGAGAGGGTACGGGTAGCACCGAAGGGGACCGCGGTAGGTCCACCACCAGCGCCGCTGGGAAGGTCGAGAGAAGCCATGTCTCTGCTCCTTGTTCAGGGGTTGGGTGAGAGAACGCGACCGAGGTGTCTCCGGTTTCAGCCGGCACGCCGAGGCGTGGTCTCCGGCCTGGCCCGAAGGCTCATAGCGTTGAGTTAGAACGTGCCGCTACTTACGGCATCGTCCTTTTGAGAATCTTTCTTACGCGAGCCATGCGAAGTCGCATTGTTCGTAGTCGATTTAGTCGCCAGTTCGGACTCGAGATCAGCGAGCCGTTGACGAAGATCCGCGTTGTCCGACTCAAGCTGCTCGGCCTTGGACTTGCGGGCGACAAACGTCTTGATTGCTGCACGGAACGCATCCTCCTCGGTGCCGCCGACATCAGCGTGCTGAACCTCGCGGGTCTGAATGTCCTTGAACTCCGCTCGGATCATTCCGGATTCAGCAAGTGTGGTGAAGGCGACCCGCAGGCCGTGCTGCATTTCTAGGAGCGCCGCCTGATTCGTACACCATTTGTTGGTTCTGAACGTCATCGGTCAATACCTCGAAGGATGTGCTGTGGAGTGTTCGCGAGACGTCGTTGGAACGCCGCATCGAAACCATTCTTTCTCGCCTTGCCCATGGCCTCGATGAACTCATGCACACTCTCGAATCCAGACGCCGCATTGGGCATTGCCTGGCCATTGACGAGCTGCGAGGTGAAACCCTGTCCGCTGACGTTCTTCCAGTCGAACATCATCTCCTTGACCGCTGCACCTATCTGGCCAGGGTCGTCCGCCATTGTCTGGAATCTCTCGAGTTGACTCTCGTCATAGTGGTTGTTTGCCCACGCGAAGAGATTCTCCAACTGCTGTCGGCCGCCAGCCAGTGAGGCCGCCGCTTCTACAGCTTGCTGCACCTGATAGTGGTTGTTCTTTGCCATGGCCTGCTGGCCGCGGAGAAAGGTGTCCACCACCTCCTTGCCGAGACCAACCTTCCGCAACGCGGTGTACTGGTCTTCGGTCAGGGTGCCGTGCTCCTGCCAGTTGGTGGCAAGATCTCCGCCAGTCACGCCGGCGTGCTGGAGCAGGCTCTCCACATCCATCGATGCGAAGTCTGGTCTGGAGGACTGGCTCTTCTGAAGCTCCGTGTAGCCCCGCTCCAAATCCTCAATGGATTTGTACTTGCCCGCGTACATCCGAGGCTGCGTCTCGGCGGCCTCAGACATAGACACATCGGCGGTCATGCCAGGGTCAGGGGGCGTTGTTCCTTGTTGTTGAATGGACTGGGTAGGTGACTCGCCTTCAGGCATTCGGCATCTCCTGCATCGCGGCCTGCTGAATCGCAGCACCGCCCGCTTGAATTGCTTGCTCGGCGGCCATGCCAGCCATGGCCTGCTGCTGCATCGCAGCCTGCTCCTGCTGCACCTGCTCCTCGGTCTTCACAAGACCTGGTTCGTAGATGCCGCTGTGACGTACGAGTACGTCGAGAAGCACGCCGCGATCGATGCGGCCAAGCATATCCGGTCCCATATTAGCAACGGTCTGCAGGAGTTGCAGCAGCTTCTGCTGATCACCCTCGCGGGACAGAGCCGAGATGCCGGTGACAGCCTCGACCTCGACCGAGTCGTCGGGAAGCGACGGGAGTGACCCGTCGCGAGTGAGCTGGTACTGAAGTCTCTCGATCAGTGGGATCTGCAGGGAGTCCGCAATCGGAGCGTATACGCCGCCAAGGGCACCCTCAAGTTCCATCGCCACACGTTCGACATGCAGGCGGCTCGCTCGCTCGTAGGTCGGAAGCTGCTCGGCCTCCATCATCATGACCTTGGAAATGTCGCTCGCGATCTGGGACCGCACGGTCTGAACAACATTGAAGTCGCCCTGCTTGTCGTTCTTCAGCAGGGCTACATCTGACACCTGACCACCTTGCACTCTGCCCTGAATGACGGAGCCGGTGGGGAGGGCAAGGTCCTGAGGCCGGACCTGACTCGAGTAGTCCGTGACAAACATGAACTTCGAGGACATTGCCGCGAAGTCGAGCAGCCGCTCGGTCAGCTCGTTCAACGCCCGCACATCGCCAAGGTTGTCTTCGATAATCCCACGCCCGTAGTGGGCGGTGGGCGGCAACTGGTACGGCACCGGGAAGTACGGGGTGAACTTCTCCTCACTCGTCACAATGATTTTGCGGTTGATCTCCTGCTCGATGACCCAGGCCTTCGAGATGGGCTGCCACATGATTCGCGTGTACAGCTCCTCCATCCGATCGGTGGTTGGCTTCGCAGCCGCCTCCTCAGCGTTGATGCCGGCAAGCATCATTTGCTCCTCGGTCAACGTCAGCGGGTCGATGTGCTCACGGGTGATCATGAACCGGACGTCGCCGCCGGTGTCCCGGTTCACGACATAGTTGTCGCGGCGGTGTACCCGGATCTGGTACTCGTCCGTCATCTGAATCAAGACGTCGCCGGTCACAAGAAGCTGCGAGATTGCCGTCCGCATGCGGGATCGGAACCCGGCTCGGCGGGCGTTGGTTCCCCCCTTGGCCTCATCCCGCTCGAGGCGAGACATGATCACCAGCTCGTGAATCCGCAGCCGATCCTCGAATGCCTGCAACATTTCCGGATCGACGTCAGGGTCGTACTTGAATCGGGATGCCGCTCTCAATTTGAAGAACGGCATCCCAGGAGGAAAGAGGGCGAGCAGAAGACGCCCCTCGAGGTTGGTGATCCCGCGAGTCGCCAACGCCGAGAAGGTCTGAGGCAGGAGCTCCCCGTCATCCCACCCTTCAGGCGGCAGAATGTGGGGCTTGCTGAGGGCCGCACAGAGACGCGCCCGGTCGAGTGACTCCTGCCGGTCAGCGTCGTGCTGATCGAAGGTCGACCGGATACATCGCTCCATGTCAGCCTCCGTAGTTCATGCCGGATCCAGACCCGAAGGTAGGGATCCGAAGGCGGGCGCGGCCGGTGCTTCTTCGGCGGGCTTCGTCAAACCGAGCCTCTTCGATGAAGGGCTGCGGGTCATCGGGGACCTCAGGCGGCTCTGGGAGTTCCGGCGCAGGCGGAGGCGGGGGGGCGCTACCCATTCTTCTGACTCCTTTCCTTGAGTCGGACAAGTTCATCCACAATAGACCGACGCCCGGCCTCGAACATGAGTTCTTGGATCCGGGCGTCAGGGAGCGGGGGGGCGTCAATGATGGCGATGGGGACCTGCTGGTCGAGCTGGTCAATCAGCTCGACGACAGTCCTCGGCAGGGAGAGCGGATAGCCGGGGGTGCCAGACATGTCCGTTCTCCAGTAGGTATCGGCACAAGGCCGGGGGATTCCACGGTTCTTTCTCGAAGACTACGCCCACTCGAGCAAGGAACACAAGAGCCACGTCTACGCAGGTCTCAACCCGAAGGGGCCTCCATCTACCGCCTGTACAGAACATCGCTAGATGTGATACAAGAGCCTGAGTTGTTGTCGTCTCCTGCACGCAGGCTGATCCTGCAGTCCAGTCGGAAGCCCAAGACCAAGGAATGGGGTTGGCCGCGAATTCAAAGCAGCCGACGACACCCTTGTAGCCTCTGGCAAATGCCCGCACTGGGTAGATCGTGGTGTGTGTCCACCCGACGTCAAGCACGGTCCCGCCATGCTCAAGCAAGATGTGTCGGCAGCGAGTGTCAAACCAACGGCCGACCAGCTCTGTCCCGCCAACCTGCGTGAGCCACTCTGGATGTTTCCGCCACCAGCCTGGTTTCAGGCGTGAGGTGACATGCGACAAACGCACACCCTCAGCGAACCAGACACGAAGTGTTCCATTGTCTGGAACGCTGGCATCAGGAGAAGAAGTACTCACTGTTGCGGATCCTTTCGAGGTCAAGGTTCCCATACTTAGGAGGCAATGGGATGTCGGCCGCCGGGTAGATGTCAGCCCACCTGGTGCAGATCCTTGAGATCTGGTCGGCGCCGTGCATTTGGATCATCGTCTCTGCCAGCACCTGCTTCAATTCATCCGCGTGTTCCGCATGCGTCCACGCTGAATCATGCACGCCGGCAAACGCCCGCTGGCGTCGCCGCATCTCAATCGCAGTCATGCCGAGGTGTGCCCCATCCCAAGAGTGAACGATGTTCGGCGGCAAGCCTTGCTTCTGCTTGGCCTTGTAGACCGGGCAGTCTTCGGTGATCTCTAGAAGGTTGACCTCCTGCAATGCTGTCCGAACCTTGCCAGTCCTTCCTTTGCGGTACGGCTGCACTGCCGTGAACCCCAGCGGTGTGGGCCACTCAATCGCACGGTTTGGGTATGTCTCGTTGATTGCTTTGGCGGACGCCTCGATCCAACGCATCACCTGCTGCGGCCCGCTGAAGACATGATCAATGGCAGACCGAACATTCGCTGCCACATATGGCGCCACCAGCCTCGCATCGTCCTTTGCCACTCCTCGTGATCGGAGTTCGTCGCGGATCTGGTTGCGCATACCGACAAAGGTCACGTTGTAGTTCGAGGTCATCACTGGCTGCTTGACAAGCTTGCGGTCAAGGTGCGGCATTGCAAGCCTTGCCACTTCTTGTGTGTCCGCGGCCACGTTCTCAAGCACAGCGCGAAGAACTCTGGAGTAGGCGTCCATCGGCTCTGCGGTTGGGAGCAGGTTCACCCATTTCCCACCATCCTCGTCGCGGCTGGCCGCACAGTAGTGCTGCATGCCGTTGCAAGTTCCATCGAGCTGGACCGGCAAGCGTTCCCCGTACTCGTCATCGCACAAGGCGAAGCACGCCGCCAGGAACTGCCACGGCTCATCCGCCTTGCTCCACAGATCGATGGTCCGAATCGGGTCCTCATAGATCCGTCGAATGTCTGACCGCATCTCAATGATTCTGGCGTCCCGCGCATCAAGGCTCATCTTGTCCAAGCCCCAGCAGTTCGCCGCATGGATGCGAAGCCACCGCCGGCCAGCCTCGGTCAGCGGAACCGGCTCGGCAAACAGCATGAGCGACCGAGGGACGTCGTGGCCGTGGTGGTTGAGATGCAACGGGATCGGGTAGAACCTCCCGCGGAAGTCGATCTGGTGCGGTAGATACCACTGCCCAAATCCCCGCATTCGCTCGGCCACGCCAATCGTCTGCACGAACTCGGCTCTCCAGCCGGCGTTCTTCGAGTTCACAGTGTGGACCGCATGGGCCTCGGACTTCCACGCCTTGAGCACCTCTTCCGATTCGTCAATGCCATCAGGCCTAGGTGGCAGCGGCACCTTGTCGGCCGGAGGGATCTTGCCAACGCCCCCACCCATCTCAGACCAAACGACCTGCATCACCTCGGCGACTCGGTCATTCACGGTCCACGCCGTCGCATTCATCGCGTTCATGGCCTCAAGCAGGCGGCCATGGTCCGACTCTCGAACCTTGCGGGTTTGCTCCTTTGTTGGCTTCGCGATCAGAGGCGTGCGAACCTTGACGTACCCACCCTCGGCCTTGTCACTCCACGGGTAAGGCTCGACCACCATGGGCAGAAACCTCGGTCGCAACTCAGACCGAAACGCATGCCCGTCTTCGATGACCTGATGGGCGGCGTCGGTCAGTTGAATGGCGCCGACTTTCTGATTGTTATGCCAGATCTTGACATGCTGGAAAGCCCGCTCCCACTTCCTGTCGACCTCGAGCAGGCACGTCTCGATTGCAAGCCTCGCCATGCAGGAGCCTGTAGCAATGCAGCCTCGGCGATTCCAAACCGGCTCTTCGAGGACCTGCTTCGCGAACTGGTTCAGGCGGCGAGGCGTCATCCTCCGGTAGCGATTGGCGATGCGGTTCCAGTCGCATTCATCATGTCGCTGCAGTTGCTCGGCGTGGATCTCCGACACTACCGCATTGCCGATTGCGTAGAACCCACGCACAACCAGGTCCCCGTTCGGTTCCAGCAAGCATCGACCCAGCATGCTGTGCAATGTGATCACCGCAAGCTTGTCTGCCTTGAGCGACATGACGATCGGGCCGTGAAGACGGCGGCCTCTCGCCGATTGTCCCGCAAGGATCTGCCGCTGCTCCTCTCGGATTGCCTGCCGCAACGGCTCAAACCAGTAGACCAACAGCCGCTCGACCGGCTTGAGGCTGGCGGCGTCGCCACGCTCGGTCGCTTCACGAACCAGTTTTCGGTATCGCTTCACGCCAGCGGAGATCGCGTCGATCTCAAGTTCTACTTGCCGACCAAGGTGTGAGCCGGCGACGATGTCGCCAATTTCAAGGGGTGCCACGCACAATCTCCGTAGTGACGAATCGTGTCCCCTTCTTCTTGACGACGTGCAAGTCAAGCCTTGCGTACTTCACCCAGAGTTTCTTGTCCCGTTTGAACTTGGCCGTCTCGACACCCTTGACGTCTATGTAATACGGCCACTCGTCCCGATGAAACGGAATAATCAGGAAGTCTGGGATGTAGACATTCTCAGGCACGCCCAGCCAGATTCGAGGCTGACAGACGTACGAGTTGATCTCGCCCATCCCCACCTCAAGTTCAAGTTGCTGGCAATACTCCCGCTCGGCCTTGCTCCCAAAGGTGCGGCCAAGATACTGCCGCTCATTGGCGGGAGCTACTCGGTACTTCGTTCTTCCCATGGCGTTGTCAACTCCTTGAACAAATGCCCGTTGTCAGTTGATCGAACCAGCCGCATCCCTGCGGGCGGCTCGCCGCCTTTCATGCACCAGATCGCTTTGTCACCGATGCTGCACCATTTGACCTTCCCACACACCGGGCAGGGTGAGGCCTTCGTGACACGAGTCCACATATCCGATTTCCTTTGCTAAGGCTAGGCAGAACCTGCCTGCTTGCTCACCTTCCATCTTCAAACACGCTCGGAACAAGTCTGGGAATTCTTCCTTCATCAACTTGTGCCGACCAAACAACTCAAAGACCATCGATGCGTTCGTGAGGAACATGTCCTCTAAATCCCACCGGTGTCGAAAGTACCTCTTGTGCAATCGAAGAGTCACGAACTCAAGAACCAACCTCTCTTGTGCAAACCAGTGCTCGTTCTTCCTCCGATGCTTCCAAAATTCGTGAGGTATTTTGAGGCAATCACACATGCCAGAAAGAAACATGCGGCACGTCCCAGGGATTGGCGGTGACTTGACGCCTGCAACCCCGACGTCGTTATAGAACTTGCTTCTACTTCGCATGATCAATCCGTGCAGGTGCATGGCACCGAGTCGTCGTCGATGTTGGGGTCTTCAAATAGCCGACCCTGAACGCTGACCTGAGTGAGAAGCTGTCGATAGGTCGGCCGATCTAGCCTGAACGGCTTGCCAGTCCGCTCCTCGATCGCGGCCCACCACTCGAGGAGTTCTGGGTAGTCATCGGCTATGACCTGCAGTCGGGCCGCAGATTTCAGGAAACAGCCACAGCAGTTGCCAAGCCATCGCGGGATCCCCAGACGCCATGACTGTGCCTCCCAGAAAGCCTCGACCTCGACGAGTGAATCGCCAGCAAGATACATGGGGCAGACCGGAGTCTCTGCGGCATGATCACCACGGATTCGCTGTGCTCGCCGAGGTTCATCTGCTCGCAGACCAATCGCTGAATCCCACTCGTCCCACCCGATCGACTTGAGGTAGTGGTAGCCAGTTCGCATCTTCAGGTTGGAGGTGCAGACCCTGGCCACTGGTGTCGGCAGATACCCTTTCGCTTGCACCAACCGCTCGAACGGCTCGCCGTTTCTTGACGCGGCCTCAAAGTTGACGACCTCGAACTCCTGAGGCGCGACATATTCGAGCCACACGACCGGGATTGCCCACTCGTCCGACACCCGCTGCACGAACTTCAAGGTCTCCTCATGCTCGAGACCTGTGTTGCAGAACAACACGCGGGCGTCCTCTGGAAGTTTGCCGTCAAATGCGTCGACGATCTTTCGCAGCATGAACGCCGATGTCTCTCCGCCGGAGAACATGACTGCGAAAGGCGGCTTGACCCGGTAGTGATTGCGACTTGTGTCATGCGTCGTCATCGTGCAACTCCCACCAGAGTGATGCAAACGCAATGGCCGCCACGTCAGGAACGACCGCGTTCCCCAAGCACCTCAGCCGATCGACTCGGTCTGCGTGAGCATCGACCAGCCCGTCGGAAATCCCATCAGCTCCTCGACCCACGATGGGTTCAAGAGTCCGAGGGGACTCCCATCCGGCTTGTGGTTCGCCCGGCCCTGCCGGCCATCGGCGAACACGGCTCGAGGAAGAAGATCCACTCTCCCATTGGGGCCGCGACCCTCCCGCTCGAAAGACATCCCTGGCGAATCCTTCCAGTCCCTCGATGTCGCTGTCGGCCAATCCTTCTTGCGACTCTTCTTCCCCTTCTCGCGATCCGGGGTTCCCACCAGATCGGGATGGTTCGAGAGTCCCACGTTCCCGTAGTTCGGAGAGCACGGAATCTTCCCGCCCTCCGCTGCCGTCGGCGTCGGCCACTCCCTCACCGCAGAAGTCAGATCGCTTCCACCGCTCGAGGTTCTCCCCAATTCCTGCTTCCTCGTTGCGGACTCCGGCCCCCCGCTCGGCGTCCTCGGCGTCGGCCAGTCCCTCCGAACCGCAACCCCGAGACTCTTTCCCGGCTTGCCCTTCGCTCTCCCTTCCTCGTAGTCCCTCACCCGCTGCTCGTAGTTCTCCACCGGCTCGTCGTGATTTCCCCGATCCGCATGGATCCCAGTCGGCGTCGGCCAGATCCTCACCGCATCCACCAATGTGGTCCCAGAGTGCGACACCCCCGTCGTCGTGGTGTGCCTCGCCGAACTCCGCGAGTCGCCGACCGTCGCTGTCGGCCACTGCAAGAATGAACCAACGCTTCCTTCGGTGTGGTGCGCCGACTTCGCTCGCTGTAAAGCATGCCGCCGTCGCTCTGTAACCCAGTCTTTCCAAGTCGCTGAGGACATGGTGGAGAACGGAGTGGTAGCCCGGCGACCGAGCGGTAGCGATTCCATCGACGTTCTCGAAGAAACAGATTCGAGGTCGAACAACGCTGAGTCCTTCTCGGATGACAGGCCACAAGTGACGCGGGTCCTCAACGCCTTTGCGACTTCCGGCGTTTGAGAATGGCTGACACGGGAATCCTCCAGTGACGATGTCCACGCGAGATGCGTAGTCAGACCACGGGAATGAGTGAAGGTCCGGGTAGATAGGCGCCGGATCCAGCTCTCCCGCTTCCATCTTTTCAGCCAGGTTCGCGATGCAGAAGGCTTCCCTCTCCACCATAGCGATCGTGCGAATTCCTCTGACGCAAGCGCGGAGTCCGAGATCGATTCCCCCGATTCCTGCGCAAAGGGAAAGATGATGAACATGCGATTCCTCCATCAGAACCCCCGCTTGTTGGGGTCTTCTTTCTCGGTCTTCGTTGGCAACGGAGGCGGGGGGTTGCGACGCATGAAGTCCTCGACGGCGCCGGGGCCGAGCGCCTCAGCCGCACCGAGTTCCTCCATCCAGCAGCAGTAGTCGCTCCGCATGAGTTGATCCTTCGCTGGGTCGTAGCTCACCAGGAATGCTCCTCGTTGCTGCGATCTTCGACAAACGCGGCCTTGACCGACTCGATGTCTTGGAACACTTTGTTGCCGATCTTCTTCGGGAGCCATTTCAAATGGACTTCGGCGTCGGCAGCCGCAGCATCCTTGCACTGCGTTGCGATCGTCTTGCTGAAAGTCTCGAATGTTTGACCATCGGTTGAGTGAACGAGGTACTTGGTCTTCGTGCCCCGCTTCACAGGCTCAACATCCATCACCTGAATCTTCGAGTACTGCTCGTCCTGCTCGGACTCGCCGGCGTTCATCGTCTGATCAGCGGGAAGATTCTTCTTCTCAGGCAACGCCTTCGGCGCCGGTCTCGCGGGCGGCTCCGGCTCGGGCTCAGGCCAAACCACAGGCGCGGGGGCATTGCTGCCCCCACGCCCGCGGGACGAAAGAGATTCAACCTGGCCCCGAACCGGCTCATCGGGGATCTCAGACTCGCCGTGCTCCTGAACGTACACGGGAGCGGCCGAGGCACCGAGAGCGTCGGGACAATGCTCACGATAGCCGTTCGAGATGCACCGTGCAAACAACATGCTCTTCGGGTACTTCCTCCAATTGTCCCCGCCAAGCCCGGCCCGCTTGGCGTCCTCGATCGTGAAGACCGAGGTGCCGATCTTGAACGGAACGCCGTTCTCGTCCCGCATGCTCAGGTCGTAGAAAGTGATGCGGCACTCCGTCTCGGTGGTGACCGCGCGGTAGTCGTACTTCCCGCTCCGCTTGATCGCGGCGGCCATCGTGTTGGCGGCGAGCACCGCCTTCCCCTTGATGAGGTGGAGTCCGTTCATCGAGTCGTAAGGGGTAAGGCCGAGGCCGTGCCCGACGACCAACTTCGCAGCACACTGAGCGGCGTCGCGTGCGTCGGGGAACATCCCGGACTTCGCGAACACGTCAGCGATTCGGAAGAGGTCGAGGTCGGCGCCGGTGGGCGAAGTGATTGCGTTGTTCATGACTGCCTTTCGTGGTAACGGCGGGCGGTGTCGCCCTGCCCGAGAATTACAAGAGGGGTCCGCCGGTCCTCCGCCGACATGCGACGGAGTCCGAGGGCCAGACGAGAGAGGAACAGAATCAGGCGGTGCATCGGTAGTAGTCCTCCGACACGGTGAGGTAGTGATCTCGAGCAACTTGCTCGGAATGACCGATCCAGGCACATGCAACGTGGGCCGGGAATTGCTGGTGCCACAGGGTGTCGCGAGTCTTCCGCAGGTCCTGCATCGTGAACGCCTCAACGCGGGTGCGACCGCAGGCGGCGGCGAGAATGCGATGAACCTGTCCCGCCTTTCCTGCCTCGAGCACACCGCACACCGTGAGGTGTCGAGGTGCCCACCGCTCGAGGCAGGAGGCGAGACCTGGCTCGACCCGGACGACCCGCAGCCGCTGCTTCGTGGTGCGGACGCCCGACCGAGGTTCAACCGTCAAACGTGCGTCGCTCAGGTGATCCCAGCGGAGGTGGACCGCTTCGCTGGTCCGCAGGCCGGCGTACCAACCGAGCATGATCAGCCGCTCGGCAAGAGGGCAGGCTGCAGCCACGGCGTTCGCCTCCCCGAGTGAGACCAGCCGACGGTTCCACTGCTCAATCCGGGGGGCCGTGCCGACCAGATGATCGAACGGGTTGGTTCCAGCCCGCTCCTCTGCAATCGCATGTCGAATGATCACCTTGGCAATTCGGCAATGCTTACAGACCGTTGATTCGCCGAGGCCGCGGTCGGCGGCGAGCCACGCCCGCCAGTCGGTCGCGAGGCCTCGAGGAATTTCGTCGATTCGCGGGTTGGCGGGGAAGAAGAGGCGGAGCAGATCCGCCGTCCGACGGTGGGCCTTCATGGTTGCGGGGTCGAGGGCGGTCGATCGCACCTCAAGGTAGCGGACGAGCCAGTCATGAAGGCAAGCTCGAGCGGAGTGCCGGAGTCCGGGCTGGATTCCGTGCTCGATGGCGATCCGTTGGACCTCCGCCTCCGCCTGCCGGCGGGTGAGATCACGCTTGCGTCCGATGGATCGGCGGCGGCGACGCCCGCTCCCGTCGGTCCACGAGGCTTGCCAGTACGCACCGTTGGAGTTCAGTCGGTAGGTGGGGGCAGGGGTCATCGATCGACCTCCATGCTCTGGTCTGTAGTGTCCATGGTCCGCCGGGTGAGCGCCTCGGCGGGGACGGTGTCGGCGTGACGTCGGGCGAGTGCCTCGGTCAGTGCCACATGAATCGCAGCGTACATCGGCACGCGGAGTCCCGCAACCGATGAGTCTTCTTGGAGTTTTGCGGCGAGTTTCCGGGCCAGGCCCAGCACGGGCGAGGATCGGGGGACGTGGAATGCGGTGTACTTTGAGTCTGCCATTGATTCCTCGAGGGTTGGGGGGTAAAGTCTTCTCTGGTCTGCTTTGGTAGGTGGGCCTCGACGACCCCCGGCGTGAGCGCGCCGGGGGTCGTCATGTTTCACGGAAGGACGGCGGTGCTCACGTTGCCTGTTCCAGGCTTCGACAACATCGTGAGCTTGACCACCACATAGGTCCGACGGGCAGGATCGACCTCGATCTGCACCCCATATTCGGCAAGCTGTTCAGCCTCGGCCAGGTCGGCCTCGCTCGCTGCCTCGTTCCGTGCGGCGGCGGCGGCTCGAGCTTCTTTGAGGTTGGCGAACCTATCGATGTGAGCAGCGTGGTCGGCGGCGAGACGGACTCTGAAGCTTCGGGGGGCTTTGTTCGACTGCATCCGTTCCCTCAGCCCAGCCCGGCTGATGACGCCGTAGAGGCGGGGTCGGTTCTCTGTCGAGGCGTACGCCCGCACCCTGAACAGCTCGTGAGAGAATCCGGGAATGGTGGCGGTGTAGGTGTGCTGATCTCTTGGCATGGGGAAGCCTCAGGCGACAACGTCGATGGCATGGGGGATCCGCGTCGGCAGGCCGTAGCGGGCGAAGCCTCGGGCGATCTCACGGGTGGCGGTATTGACCTTCGCCTCGCATCGACTGCGGTGTGACTCGATGTACCGCTTCGCATCACGTCCATTGATGGTGCGGCCGAGGATGCCAGCGAGGGTGAGGTAGTCGCCACGGTCGACGACGGTCAGCCCCCAAGCGTCAGCGAAACGGTGCAGGTGGGTGACAGCGACGGGGTCGAACGTGGGGACGGCGAGGGTGGAACACCGCTCGAGGTTTGGAAGGTTGAGCAGGTAGTCGCAGGACTCGATCGCGAGGCGGGCGGCGTCGCGGCGGAGGATGTTCTCCTGCTGGCGGGCAGTGTGGAAGTCGGATGCGTGTGGCATGGCAGGTGGTTCCGGGTGGGGTGAGGTTGGGGGGACGGGGCGGTGGATTGATAACCCCGCCCCCCCGTGGGTCAGCGGCTGAGGATCGCGAGGTAGTCGTGGCCGGTCTTTTTGACACCGTCGCCGCGGCGGGCGGCCTCTTCGGCCTGAAGGATCCGCCACGCCGCGGCGTGGAGCGCCGCGAAAATCGCGGTGGCCCGGAAGTCATAGGTGTCCGAGTTGTACATGAATCCGGCACCGAGGCACCAGTCGCCAAGCGCCTGCTTCGCCTGGAGCAGTGAGAGATCATCGCCGGCCCGGTATCGGTCCGGGTTCAGAAATTCGTCGGCCAGGTCGCCGCCGTCGCCGTAGCGGTCGAAGTGTGCCGCGGCATTCACTTCGTCGAGGCAGGCGGCGACGAACTGGTGCGCCTTTGCGTAGGTCGGCGGGGTCGCCTGATCAATGCCCAGTGTGCGGGCTTGCTCAGGGAACGCGGCGAGCAGTTGCGTGATGATCCGCAGCCGCTGGTGCCCCTTGTCACTTGGGGAGGCGAACTTATCCCAGAGGATGGCGGCTGCGACGATGCGGATTTCTTTTGGGCTGTATCGAATGATGCTCATGGTCGGGACTCCGGTAGGTGGTCAGGCGGTGAGGTGGTCATAGAGGGATGAGGTGGTCCAAGACTCGGCGTCCGCGGGCACGCGGTCAGCCGTGGCGAGTCCGCGGTTCAGGAGTCGCACCATCCACGCGGCACGGTTGCGGGCGGACTCGTAGCCCATGCAGAAGTCGCCGGTCAGCGTGCAGAGCACGCGGTCGCGGTCGCGGACCTCGAGGATCTCGGCGGGCAGGCGGCGTCCGGTGGTGGCGCATCGCCAGCCGGAGGGCTTGTCAGTGGTCTGGGTTCGGTAGGTGAATCGCACGGGTGGTCTCCGGTAGGTGGTGGTCAGGATCGGCGGCGGCCGGCAGCGGTGTCAGTGATCGCGGCGAGCGCGACGAGGAGGAGGAGGAGGGTGCGGATGCCGACCGGCGCCTCCGGTGCCCCGGCGAACGCCGGGACACCGAAGAGCAGGTAGCCCGCGAACGGGGCGAGGACGCGCGTCACAGCCGCACGCCCGCCACGGCCGCGAGGATTTCGGGCCGCGTCATGTCGGACAGGAACGGTTCGACGTGGCTACCGGCGGTGACGTGCGGCTCGGCGACGATCACGAAGTCGCAGCGGGCGGGCGTGCCGGTCGGGTCGCAGTGCTGGCGACGGTGAACACTGAAGACCACGGCGTCGGCGAGGTCGAGCAGCCCAGCACGTCCAAGGCGGTCCTGAGCTTCGTCGAGGAGGGAGGCGACCGCGGTCGCGACGTAGTGGTGCGGGAATCCGAACGCCTCAGAGTTGCCGACTGTGGCGTCGGCGACGGCGAGTCCGACGTAGGCGGCGTCGCTGAGTGTGCGGGCGGGCACGTCGGCGGGGTCGATGTCGAGGTGCCGCAGGATCGCGGCGCGGGCTTCGGTGCGGTCGAGGGTCAGCATGTCGGTACTCCGGTAGGTGGTTCTGTGGCGGTTATTGCCACGGTCTGCAGATGGTACATCGGAAGTCGGGCGTGCTGACCGGGAACCTTCAGAAATTCCGAAGATTCCCGGTCAGCCAGTGCGGCGTCAGAGGACGCCGCGGCATCGGTCGAGGTCGGCGAGTGTGAACTCGGTGCGGGTCTCGAAGTCGACGATGATGAATCGACCGGCGCCGGGACCGTTCCGCATCGGCTCGAACGGAATCGCGACCAGCGAGTCGGCAGCGGCAAGGTCGCGACTGCTAATCAGCATGCGAGCCTCGGCCTCAGTCGGGCAGGAGACGGCGTGGTGCCGGTCGTGGTAGCCGCGGAGGTCGGCGGCGACGGCGAGCATCAGACCGCAGATGTCCGGAACCTGAGCAGCGACCCGCTCGAAGGTCTCGCCGATCCGGTCACGGTCGAACACTTCGAGCTCGTCCTCCCAATGCCGCGGGAAGTCGTGCGCCATTGCGTCGTCAGGGTTCAGGTCGAGCCCGAACGCAGCGAGCAGGTACAGCGTTCGGTACGGGTTGCCGCCGGTCGCCGGGAGCATGGCGAAGAACGCCTGCAGCCGGTCGTGGATCGGCAGCCGCTCGACGGCGAGATCGCAGTAGGCGGCGGCAAGCGTGAAGACGTCGCCGAGTGGCGATTCGTCGCCGCGGAATCGCCGAACGGAATCGCGGGCGGTGTCGATGCCGAACGTGGCGAGGCAGGCTTCGAGGTCGGCGATCGCCGCGAGCACGGGATCGGAGGTGTCGGACTCGCCCGACCGAATCGCATCGGCGACGGATCGAAGGCGGGTCCAGAGGGTGGGCAGGTTGCGGGCGTTGCTGGTCATCGGTGGCTCCGGTGGTAGGTGGTCAGGCGGTCGGGGTGTCGGTGTGGACGGTGACGCCGTTGAATCGAGCCTCGCGGATGAGGCGGTCGTCGGACGCGGCGCGGAGTTCACGCCCATACTCGCGGGCGACTTGATGCTCACCCTCCGCGCGGTACGGGCGAAGAATGTCGGCGATGATGCGGTCGCGGTCGATGTTCATGGTGGACTCCGATAGGTGGTCAGGCGTTCGGGTCGTCGTGGCGGATGACGTCGGTGCGGTCGAGCCAGCCGTGGCGGAGGGCCGCGGGCGTGTCGGCGGGTGCGTTCTGCCACCAGACGTAGAGGTACTCGCGACCATCGCGGGCCTTCGCCCACGTCTCAGTACCGCCGCACGCGGCGATCCAGCGGGCGTCGTTGACCACGCGGGTCTCGGCGTGGGCGTCGACCTCGCCGTCGGCAGTCATGACGTCGGCGAGCATGCCTTCCAATTGGGCGAGATCGTCCGACCGGAATTCGGCGTTGTCGATGATCAGCAGGAATCGACCCGCCGCACGCGGGAAGGACTCGCGAACCGCGGCGTCGCACGCGGGAACGTCGATGATCGAGTAGGCGTCGTCGACGTCGGCGGGCGTGCCGTCGGTGACCGGCGAGTAGAGGAAGGCGGCGACGCCGCGGGCGAACCCCGCAGACGACCACGCGAGGTCGGAGTAGTGGTGGCGGTCGGACGGCATCGGTCGGCTCCTGTGGTAGGTGGTCGCCGGGCGACGTGCCGCGGCTCGCTGATGGTACCGTCTCGATCGGTCGATGTCACGACGTTCTGCAGAGTTTCCTGCAGATTGCGACCGCCGATCTCGAGCGACCTGGCCCTAAATCCTTTACGTTCCAGGCACTTACGGTCGTCTCGCGTGCCGTCGATCGGCCGACAAAAAAGGCAGGGCCGCAGGACGGGGCGGCACGAGTTGTGGCACCGCCCGCCGTGCATCGGATGCGACGCGCACGCCCCGCAGCATCCGGCGACCCCGCCGCGGTCGACCCCTCCCCCCCCCGGTCGTCGTGGTCCACAGAAGACCCCGCCGGTCGCCGCTGCTGGTGCCGCCGCGGGCGATTCGGTGGCGTCCTGTGGCGACGCTGTGGCGGATGGCGCCCGCCCGCCCGCCCGCGCGCCCGCACACGGGGGGCGGGGGGGGCGACGCCGGGGTCGCGTCACGATACTGCCGCTCAGAAATTTCTGCGGCGCACATTTTGAACCCGCGTTTTTCGTTCAAAAAAGCCGGGTGTCTAGATATCGGAGGGGTTAGGGGGCAGGGGTGGCAGCAGGGAGGACTCCACACGGTGCAGATTCCACGATGATTCACCGCAGAGAAGCGGCTGCCCGTCTTCTCTCCGCCAAGCCTCTTCCCAGCTACTAACCTCCCAACTCCCGAAAGGGGGACCGGGAGTCGCCGCAAGGAAGACAGAACCGTTGGACGTGACCTGCGCAGTACGCGCGCGAAATTTTTTGAATTTGGGACGCGCGCAGAATTTTTTGAATTTGACGGCGCATTGTTTGGAATCTGCAGAATGCACTCAAGATCTGATTCAAGGTACGACAACACCCGCCAGCGTTTGACGCGGCACGCCGGCGACGCTGCTCGTTTCGGAACGCCGCTGGAGGCGGAGCACTGTGCCTCGTTCCTTCAGGCGTGGGGGGTGCTCAAGAACTGGCCGGTCGTCGAGCGGCTCGGCCCCGGATGGACTCTTCGATACTTGGTCGACAAGGAGAAGTTCTATGTCGCGGACCCGAATCAGTGATGCTCGAACCAGCGGGGTTCTGAGCCGTAGCCCAGGCCCATCGCTTGGTAGTGCTCACGGAGTTGGTCCTCGAGCCGCTGCTGCCGGCGGCGTTGGGCAGCCTCGTCAGGGTTGTGCCCCACGGTCTCCTGCCAGAGGCGGACCGCCATCGCGAGGGATTCCAGCTCGTCGTCGTGCTTGAGGCAGTTCCGTTGCCTGGTGAGGCGGGTGAGTTGCCTCTGGAGGTCCTGATTCGCAGCCACGCCGGGCGAGATCACCAGACGGTGCTGGTTCATGATCGGCTCAAGGGCGCCGATGATCCGCAGTTCCTTCTGGCCCGAAACCCGCATGGAGTCGAGGGAGCAGCCCCAGTCCTCTGTGAAGTGGTCGTGGAGGACGGATCGGAACAACTCCACAAACATCCCCTGACCGAAGTTGTCCTCGACCACGATTTCGCGGACCTTCAACTCCCTCGCCCGCTCGGCCAGTCGGCAAAGGGTGTCCGGGTCGTACCCTCCGACCAGGCCTCCGACGTCGAGACAGAAGAGTCGGCCGTTCAACTCAGCCACAATCGCATATCCGGTCTTGTCAGCACCGCGGCCCGACGGGTCGACCCACATCTTGACGCTGGAATAGTTCGACCAGTCCTGCGAGTACATGATCGGTCCATAGAACCCGTCAGACCCGAAGCCAAGACTCGCGATCTCCTCAAGGCGAGTGGTGCCGCCGCGGTCATTCGTTCTGCCCCACGCAATCGACATCGGGGCCTGGTCGACTTGCACTGGGAACACGATGAGGTCAGACAGCTTGAGGGGGTACTCAAGGCCGTCCGTGACCTTCGTGAGCAGCATGTACTGCATCGCAAACAGGGACCTGCCCTCAGAGGCCTCACGATCGCTCAGTTCCTCTTCGTCGAACCGATCCGGCCACACAGGCGTCCCAGGCTCCTCGCCGCTCTGGAGGCGTTCTACGAGCTCCTGAGCGAGATCGTCCGTGACCTCCTCTGGACGAGGCAGGCGAGCGGGCCAGCAGCGGAACGTGTAGCCGCTCTCCGCCATCTTGTCGTAGAGCGACTCTTGGTGGAACGGGGTGCCGAGGAAGATGACGTCGCCGCCAGGCACGATGATGTTGTCGAGTTCGGTGACCTCGTTCCTCAGACGCTCCCGCATCTCAAGCGTCATTGAGTTCTGCATCGATTCGATGTCGTCGCCGATGATCAACGACGCACGCGACCCGGTGATCTGCCCGGTGATCGAGGCCGCGGTGAACGACGGCGTTCGGTCGTTGTCGGCAGGTCCGATATCGAACTTGGTCGCCGAGTCACGCTGCCCGCCCTTGCGGTCTGGGGCCATGTGCTGAAGCCATCGCACCTGGCCGATCCACTTCCGCACCATGTAGAGCGAGTCCTTCGAGTGCTTCTCCGACTTGGAGATGATCAGCACCCGCTCGTTCTTGTTCCGGAAAAGCCGCCAGACGGCGTACCCCAGGGTCACGAACGTCTTCGACGCACCACGGAACGCTCGGATCCCACGCCGGCGGGGGCCTGCCTGCAGCCAGCGGGCGATCTCACGCTGATGCTGGGCGATCGGGGGCAGGCCGATCTCGGCCCAGAGCTGCTCGAGAAAGAACTCAAAGTCGTCATGAAGCCGCTCGATGTAGGCGTACACCTCATCGTTCACGTCACTCATCGGTTCCCTCGAAGAACATGAGGAACATCCACCTTTCGCCGCCCTTGTGTGGTGTCGCTTGGTGCCACAGTGGGCTGTTGTCCGCGGCGCTGGAGTAGACGAAGATTGATCCGAACAATTCGTCCTTGATCTTCCCATGCTGATCGCCATCTTCCCACATGAACTGCCCGCCCTCAAAGGTCCACGGAGCGGTCAGAAGCGTGACGGCGCTGTACCGACACCACGGCATGTGGTTCGGGGTCAGGTTCGACGTGCAGCCATCGAAGTGCCAGAGGTGGCCCTTGCTCCTGCTTTCCAGATTCCAGTAGGACTGGCCGCCGATGCGAACAGGGGCGTGCTGTTTGACGATCTCCGCGATTTCAAGGGCCGCCCCTTCCCATGCGTCTCGAGCGGGCTGACCACGAGGGCCGTCTATCTTGAGCAATCGCTCTCGCAACCCCGGCGTCACAACGTTCTGAATGAGCGTTCTCATCCGCGACTCTTCGTTCCGCTGCACTTCCAGCGCTTCCTCGAAAGACGGAGAGGGCTGTTCGGATCCTTCGCCGCCTTCGGCGAGTCACGCATCTGACCGGCAGATCTTGCGCAGTAGGCGTCGCCCTTCGCGGTTCCTGGCTTCACCCGCGGCCCGCCACCCTTGGCCTTGCCCGCCTGCCCGTAGCTCACCTTCTTGGTGCGTCCGGTCTTGGGGTTCTTGACCACCTTGACCTTCGCCTTGCCTCGTGCTGGTGTTGCCATCAATACACCCCCATGTATTGAGTAGGAGCGGCGGCGACGATGGTGTTCACGACGGTCACTGCATTTGGGTAGGCAAACCAACTGAGGTTTTGCCCGTTGGCTGACACGGTTGCATCGTTGACATTGACAGTGAGCCACACGTTGTCCGGGTCGTGCGGCTGATCTTGCCAGTGAATGGCAGCGCCACGGTAGCGTTTTCTGAACTCGAGACAGCCATCTTCGGTCTGGAACGAGCATAACACGACTCCTACCGCATTGATCGTCAGGCTGTACCACTGATGACGATCCCTGAGATCGAGCTCTCGCGGCCTCGGGTACGTCCCGTAATTGAACTCGACACGCACAAGGGTCACAACGTTGTTAGCCAACCCGCTTCTTGTACCTCTTTGGCCGGCATCGTACCTCGGGATTCGAGACCGCTTCTGCTTCTTTCTTGCTCGTATTCCTGGCATGGGTCAGCCCTTCTTTCGCTTTCGCATGACCGCGATGCGGTCCTGCTTCTTCTTGGCTTCCTCGGCAGCCTTCTTGCCGGCCTTGGTGTACGGGTACTTCTTGTTTCCAACCTTGGGCATCGTGTCCTCACTTTGCTCGGGTGATGTCGAATTTGACGCGGTCGCCGTCGCGAAAGAATCGGAGCCACTGGGCGCCGACCGGCTTTGGAGGAGCGCCACGCTCGATGTGCCAACCTTCGGCCCCATCGTGGTACTCATCCTTGTACGTTCCGCATCGCACATGCACCTGCTCATCGAGGTAGACATCGCCGGCGTTTGAGATGCGTTCTCGTGAGATCGGAACAAGCCACTGGTCGTGAGTGTGACCCGTCGCAATGATCTGTGCGTCCGGGAGGAAGACGGCCATGCGGTTGGTCTGGATCACACCCCTCGTGACAGGGCCGCCACCACCGGAGCCGTGAAAGTACTTCAGGCAGATACGGCGAACTCGAGTCGAGGTCATCTGGAAGTGGAATCTCACCCAGCCCCCGTATCCACCTGAATGAATTTCTGTCCCAGTGAGCTGCCGAATCATCGCACACGTTCGATCAGTCAGATCGGTTTCGTGATACTTGCGGATGGCCGTCTCATGGTTTCCTCTGCCGATCACCACGAAGTTCTTGACGAATGGGCTGTAGAACTCACACGCAACCTCGACCAACCGATCAAGGTAGTTGCCCATCTGGTACTCCTCGCGGAGTTGCGATCGGTCGGCCCGGCGATCGTACTTGCCCTGCATCGCACAGTGCATGTCGCCGATGTCGATGATCCCGGCGTCGCGATCCTTGGCCTGGTTGAGGTGCTTCAGCTCAAGGGACCAGTCAGTGTGG